TGTTGCCGTCTGCGGGGTCGTGTCGTAGAACTGCCCGTAGCGAGCCCGCTTGAACTCGCGGGGCGGGGGTGCCGACTGCAGCGCCTCGACCTGTTTGCGCAGATCGTCAATCTGCGTGACGAGTTGCGCGATGCGCGGGTCGTCGAGCGCATCGACCGGCTGCTCGACTCGCGGAACGCTGAGTTCGATCTCCCGGCGCAGATTCTCCACCGCATCCAGTGCCTCACCGGCCTTGTTCTCGGCGGTGGCGAGAGTGAGGATGATGTCGGCGAGGGTGGTTGGCTCCAGTTGCTCGACGTCCGTGAACAGACGCTCGAACTGGCGGATCGCCTCGTGGTCCTTGAGGAAGGACGCAAGTTGATCTCGACCGATCCTGAGCCGTCCGGTAGCCATCAGTACACCAGAGGTTCGACGCGAATCTCAAGGTTCATGGCCGACAAGTGAGAGTCGGAATCACCTTGAAACCGCTGGACGCGCCAGTTGCGCATGAAGCCCTGCTGACGCCAAACCAGGCGCTTCTCACGGTTGCCCGTGCTGCCGATGCGGATGTACTTCGGCTGCGACCACGAGAGACCGTTGAGACTGTACGACGTGCTGATCTGCGGATCGACACCGATGGCAACTCGCCCAGGGAGTGCTGTCAGTTCGAGTTCGTGGAAGATCGCACCGTTCGTCTTGTTGTAGACGATGGGCGTGCCGAACTCCCAGCGCACCTTCTGACCCCAGTGCGTGCTGATGTCGCGGTCGACGTAGCCAACGGCGTTCGACTGCGGATCGCCCGCGAACCACTTGTCGAAGCACCAGACGAAGTTCTTCGCCCGGTACTGAGAGAACTCCACGACGCTGCTGGTGAGGGTGTACCAGACAGACTGCTGAAGTGCTTGGGATGAGGCTGCATCGTAGACCACCGTGCGGTCGGGCAGATGGACGTACAGCAGTTGATGGTTGCGGTCGTTGCGTGCTTCGAGCTTGACCTGTGCGAGTTGCACCTCGGTGTAGTTCAGCAGCAGGTTGTCGATCTCCTGCGTGCTGATCTTTGTGGCGGTGGCGTTGGCCCCGATGTAGATGCTCGGCGCCTCGTTGCGCCCACCGCCGAGGAAGGCAACGGCTTCGAGGAAGACGCAGGACGCATGGGTGCCGATGCACCCTTTTTGAATCTGCGCACCTTCGATAGGGGCGAACGGGAAGAAGCCGCCGCCCACGTTGTCGAACACCTCGATGGTGTTGCGGTTGATCGCGTAGACCTCGTTGCGCAGGCGCAACACCGCATTGATCGGGTCCGGGTCACGCTCCGATGCGTCGTAGGAGAACGGCAGCGTGGCGAGCGGGTTAAGGATGTCGGTGACGAACAGGAACTGCCCATCCGTCGCCATCCAGTAGCCCTCGATCCAGCAGGCGTCAATGACCCGACCAAGTGCGGTGTTGCGGGCCAGGGTACCGGTTGTCGCGTTCCAGTACCACAGCGCGTTGTTCGACACGATGCCGAGCAGGTCAAAGCTGTAGTCCATCACGACGAGTTGGTCGTCTGCACCACCAACATCCCCGAGCACCGTGACGACGTTGTTCGAGGAGATGCTGACGAGCTTGCTGCCCATTACCCGGTAGTGGACGCCGTTCCAGTTGATCCCGCCGCGATCAGGACCAGGGCCGGTGACAGACTGGACAAGGCCATCCCCGGGCCGCAGGAACAGGTTCCCGGCACCGCTGTTGATCGGCGTCGGCACCATGTTGACCGGGTACGACACCCGGAGGTCGGGGCCGTTGTCGGTGTAGATGCCGGAGACGATGGGGATGGTTGCCACGTCAGCAGTTCCAGGCTTTCAGGGCGAGCGCCTTGCGAGTTGGGCGACCCTTCTCGTCTTTCATTGGACCAGGAGCCCCATTCATTCTCGCGCAGAAGCTCTTGCGCCTCGCCGCGTCCTTCTCCGTCTTCGGGTTCGGTGCTGGGGGCTTCAGGTTCATGCCCTGCGCCTTGGCCGATGCGCGACCCTTGGCGTTGAGGCCACCCTTGGGGTTCTGGCCCTCTTTGCGCTGCCAAGCGGGGGTTTTGGGCATGGTCAACCGATGCGATACCACGAGTTCGTCGCGGCGACGTAGCGCAGACGAGCGAACCCGTTTGCCGCCAGAGTGGTAGGTGCGCCAAACACATTGGCGGCACCATTCGGTCCGATGGTCAGGGTCGTGATGATCTGCGTGCTGGTGATCAGCACCTCGGTGCCATCGGGCGTTGTGGTGTTCAGCGGCAGCGTGATCGTACCCGATGCCAACGTGCTCACGGGCTGCAGGATCATCCACTGCGACGCGGCAGGCTGCGGGACGTCGAGGCTGAACCCCGCAAGGGGCGCGTACAGGTTCGGCACCAGTACCGGCGACGTGAAGTTGTCGGTGAAGAACTGCAGAAGCGTGTTCAGCGGCAGTCGACGAGTGTCGCCGTTCACCGGGGTGTAGACGGGCAGTTGATCACCCGACGATGCTTCCGTCAGCAGCGGTAGTTGATTGATTGTCGGCATGATCGTTGCTGTCAGTTCTGTTCGACCTTCGGCGCATGTACCTGCGGCACCGCTTGCGCCTGAAGCTCCTGAATGAGCTGGAACACCTCGACGTAAGGACGGGTGCCCAGGTAGTTCAGGATGCCGTTGACGAGGCTGATCTTCAGGCTGACGTCTTGGTCGTTCATGCGTGGCTTTCGGTGTTGTTGGCCCACGGCAGCGCCGGCTGCACGATGGGCGGGTTGATGAGGTCGTTGACCTGCTTGGTCAGCGAGGCTTCGACAGCGGCGCGGTCGACGCCGCTGCCGTAGACCCAGCCGAGCACTTGGTCTTCGGTCAACTCGCTGTAGGGCACGAAGCCCTCTGCGCTCTCAGGCTGCTGCCAAGTGCAGCTGCCGTAGCCGCTTGCGCTGTGGACACCTTCGGTGGCCGTCGCTCGCCAGCCGCACTCGACGACCAGATTTTCGACGCCTTCGACCTGCGGGACGCAGCGCATCCATTCGATTTGCCAGAGGATGTTCATGGTGGTTCCTTTCAGTTGTTGGTGGTCTTGGCGTGCAGGTAGTAGATCGTTCCGCCAATATCGACTTCGATGGTGCGGTTGGGCGACGTTGGGCTGACCGTGTGAACGGTGCCGAGCCGCCAGTTGGCAGCAGTGCCGCCTGTCGGGGCTTCGGTGCGGATTTGTCCGGCGACTTCGAGTTTGACAGCAGGGTTGTTCGTCCCAATACCAACATCACCGCCGCTCGTGATCCGCATGCGCTCTTGGCTGTTGGTGACAAGACCAAGCGTTTCTGCTGCTGGCATAGACATGCCAGCATTGCTGTACCAAAAGCTGAAGGCGGGTGTAGACGAGAAGCCGCTTGCAACCGGGTGCCTAAGCATGGGTGCGGACGTTGCAGCAGCGGGGTCGCTGGTGTTCAGTACCACAAGCCCGACGTTGCTGTCGTAAATTGCCAGCTTTGTTACCGCATTCTGTCCACCGATTGCGACATTGCCGTTGCTGCTGATCCGCATGCGCTCAAACGCACCTGTCGCCACCGACCACGTGTTCGCGGCAGGGAAAAACACCCCCGTATCTGTGTCGCCGGTCGTGGTCAGTGCGGGGGCGGCGGCGGTGCCGGCGGAGAACGCAACGTTGCCCGTCGAGTCGATCCGCATGCGCTCCGACGCACCCGTGCGCCAAATCCAGGCGTTGTTGGGGCCGTCGTAGTAGCAGCGGGGGTTGCCAGCACCGTCCGACAGGACGATGTTGTTGCTGGTGGTGCGGATATCCAGAGAGTTCTGGTTGCCGTCGAAAGAGCCGAGGATAGTATTGAAGCCGCCAGTGGTAATAAACCTACCGGCATTGTGACCTACTGCGGTATTATTAGATGCGTTTGATCCTAAAACGAACGATCCCCGTAGCGCGTTGCATCCAACCGCAGTATTTGACGAACTAGCGCCTCCAAATTGTTCTAGTGCTCTATCACCGATTGCTGTGTTGTTACTACCGGTTATCGGGTCTTGCAATGCCGCA